CTACCCGTTAAATAAATTGCATTACTTGCAGTTATATTATTTGTATAAACAGTATTACTTGAACTAATATTACCACTTGCAGTTAAATTATTTATTGTATAACTGTTTGCCGTAGTCAAATAACTTGCAGTTAATGATTGGTTTGCCCATGATGAAGTTCCATAATAACTTCCACTAAATGCACTTGCACTAATGTTGCTTGCAGTTATATTATTTGTAACATTTAAACTGCCACTGATAATATAACTACCGGTTAATGTTTTTGTGTTATACCATACGTTTGTATCATACATGAACAAATCACCGTATACTGCACTTGCAACACTTGCAGAAACATCACTCAAACTACTTAATGAAGTAACAACAGGAGCTGTGCTACCAGCTACACTACTAACATTTCTAAATAATCCCGCTTGAATTATGCTTGCTTCCGCCGTATCACTCAAATCAGTAGCATTACCTTTAACAATAACATACGCAACGAAAATTGCATTTAATTGTGTATTTGGGGATTCAACAAACGGTTCTGTTGCAATTGCAGTAACAGCGTTGGCAAGACTGTTATAAGTTGCATTGCCATAATATACAAGAAATGCATTTGTTGGACTGTTTGGAATCCAAAATACTCTTTGAATGCTATATTGACCTGATGGTACGCTTTGCAAAGTATAATCACTTTGTCTAACATACAAACTAGGATTAATAACGGTAAAACCTGCTGCGGCAACACCTGTATTAATAACAGGACTACTACCGCTCATATAGTAACGATAAATTTTACTAGTATTAACTGCTGCGTCAGAAACCGTTGATGGATGATTTGGATTAATTACATAATTTGCACCTAATTTATATGATGTACCACTTCCTTTTGTTAATCCTAATGTGCTTCCACTATTTGCTAATACATGTCCTGTTAATTTTAATGGACCAAATGCACGTGTAAAATCATCATTTTGTTGATTTTGTGCATAAGATACTTGAGGACTATTATAAACACCTGTACTAACACTTCCACTTAGTGTCAATACAACTCCCAAAAAGATACTATTATCCCATTGATTAACATCGGTACTTCCCCATGCATTGGTTTGCTGAACAATGTTGCTACCAGTGTCAATACCAACATATGTAATATAACTACTTCCACTGTTTGTAATTGGTACATTGGTTGAACTTGTCCAATTAAGAAATTTAATTGTTGGATAAGGCGCACTTCCAGTAAATGCATTCATTGCCACAACCATACCGCTGCCGCTACTTACATTAAATGTATTACTTCCAACGGTTGATGATAATACACCGCCATGTAATATACCAGTATATAAATTTCCTTCTAGCCAACGAAGACGTGTAGTATTTGTGTAAGGTCCATTATATTGAGTAAAATACAAATCGTTTGTACTGCCGCTTGTATAAATATAACTTGCGGTGGTATTACTCGGAATTGGACTTCCTCCAACTGGAAATAATTGTAAGTATGCATTGCTTCCAGTAACAATTAATGGACCATTGGTAGCAATTAATGAACTTGCTGTAACCGTGTTAAATATTGTATTACCACTCGCACTAATATTACTCGCTGTTAAATTTCCAATTATAGCACTACTTCCACTAAAATAACTTGATGTTCCAGCGGTTGTATTACTTAATGATTGAGAAGTTAATAAACCATTTGCATTAAATACAATAATACTACTTGTTGCCGCTGCAATTTTAACTTCTTGAAATGTATTTCCAGATGAACTTACATTATGCAAAATCAAATCACCTGCATTATAAACTGTTGTACTTCCAATAGGCATAATTTAAATAGATATGATTATAAATATACAAAAAATAGTAATTACATCAATATAAAAAACCCAAGATAGAAGATATCTTGGGTTTTTTTCGTAAAATATAATTTTATGATATTATGGAGTCCATACACTCAATGGAACTCGTTTCCATCCACCGTTTGTATAAACATATATAAAGTTGTTATCAACTTCAATTTGTCCCGGCATACCAGCAGATGTTGGATTTGCAGGAGCGTTACCAACACCCGGACTACTTCCGGTTACAACTGTTACTGTTGTAAATGATCCAGTAGCGGCAGTAATTGTACTACCAACAAATGCATTGCTTGCACTTAACGCACTGCCACTAAATGTACTTGCACTGATTGTACCTGCATATTGTAATTGACCACCTACTTCACTCAAACTTGAAGTAACCATGTTACCAACTGTTGTTTGAGTCTTTAAGAAATAGTTAGGAGTCAATAAATTTTCACTTCCAAAACTACTTGTTGGTCCTTGTAAAATAATTGCGCTACTTGTTACAAGTGGTGCCGAACTACTGTTGTTAGTTTGCAACAACCAATAATTATTTTGACTGTCCCATAAGATAGAACTTGTTACAGCAAATGTGCTACCACTATCATATACGTCAACACCAGCATAACGTTGTGGGAATGTTGTTCCGGCACTTGGGTATGCATTTAACAAAATACGATTATCGCCAATAATAACAGTACTTGAACTGATATTAATAATTGAAGATGTACCGAGAATTGTTAAATCACCACCAATTGTTGTACTACCAGAAACATATAAATTACTTGCAGTAACGTTGCCACTAGCACTAATATTAGTTGCATTAACTGTCGCCAATGTACTTGTACCGGCAACATTTAATGTATTATGCCATGCAGTACTACTACTGATGTTACCACTTGCACTAATTGTATTATTTACAGTAACTGCTCCATTGAATGTAGAAACACTTCCAACAGTCAATGAAGATCCAACACCAACGTTACTTGATGTAAGTGTAGCAAAATAAGAAGTACCACTTGAACTAAATGCACTGCCCGTATATGTGTTAGCTGGATTTAATGCATTTGCATAACTTGCAGTTTGTACTGTACCAACAATAGTATTTGCAACTGTTAAATTACTAAACCATCCGGCACTAGCACTAACGGTGCCACTTGCACTAATATTTCCACTAGCAGTCAAATTTGTAACTGCATAACTATTAGCTTGATTCAATGCATTTGCATAACTTGCAGTTGTAATTGTTCCAGAAAATGCTCCATAAAATTGACTTGCACTAATTGTACCACTTGCACTAATATTACTCGCTGTAATTGTAGTTGCTGTAGTATTTCCAGTAACATTTACTGCACTTGCCGTAATAGCATTACTCGCACTCAATAATCCAGTAACGTTTGTTGTTCCTAAAGTTGAAGTACCACTTGAACTTAAAGCACTTGTTACATTTATTGTATTAACACTATAAGTATTTGCAGCATTTAATGCATTGGCAATACTTGCTGTTTGAATGGTTCCAACAATAGTATTTGCAACCGTCAAATTGTTATACCAACCTGTACTTGCACTAATATTACTACTTGCACTAATTGATACGGCAGAAATTGTTTGTGCATTTGTAAGACCCAAAACAGTTAATGTACCTGCATCATAAATATTACTTGCAGTAATGTTACCACTTGCACTTAATAAACCGGTCACAGTCAACGCACCTGTGTCTAGTATTGCCGCTGCTGTAATAGCCGTACTTGCACTAATCACACTTGCAGTTAATGCACCGGTAACTGTTAAATTAGTAAAACTGCCGCCGGGAATGCTAGTACTTCCTGTCAAGAAACCGCTTGAATCGGTTACTAAAAACAAATTACTACCGCTAATTTGGCGTTCAAGAAATGGATATTGACCGCCAACGGCACTACCACTGGTTTGTGAAATGACGATAACGGATGCTGTTAAATTGGGGTATGCCATATTATTTTATATTCTGTTGTTATTATAATAAATATATCAAATTTTCACTAAATATCAAAAAAGAATGTACTTTTTTTTTTTATTTAACGGTTTTTGTATTTCATTCGTAATCTGCAATAGCTTGTCTTCTCCAACGCCCTCCTACGTAAATATAGTGATAATCCCCATCATATGCCATCCAACCTTCTTGACCGGGACTATTTGGACCCGTTGGAGCATCATGCCATATATTAGCACTTCCACTAGTACTTGGAGTAACAATAGTTTGTTGTATCAATGCAGCATAACTTTGACGAATTTGTTCTGTAATTATACCACCTTCAACGGTTGATTTTTCAGTAACAATAGCAGGTTTTGGAAAACTCCAGCTACTACCATTATCAACCATAGGATTGATATTATAATATGGATTTGCAGGATTATTATATGATTGATCTTTTACATCTTTAGTTGCCGCTTGCATTTGAGCACCGTTTACAACCTCACCAGTAATACTAATTTTTCGAGGAGTTAATATTTTTTGAACCGTTGATTTACGATCTTCAAAACTCTCAGGTAATAAATATGCAAATACACTTAAACTAAAGGTGGTACGTACCATACGATCTTTATCGGTAGAAACTTCAACTGTATGACTATAATCATTGATACTAACTCTAAATTTATATCTTTGTTGATCTCCCCAATAATCTTCGGATGCAAAATTAATCTTTTCAAGGATTTTATTCATTTGTTCCACATATTCGGTCCATACCATGAATTCATATTCAACTTTAACATGATCTGGAAGAGTAACTGCGTGAATTTGATTAACCGGTGCAACCGTTTGATTTAACAAACTAAATCGATCATATTTATTTTTTTCTGTAAATTTAGTCATTACAGGATATGTAAGATAACGATTGAACGTCATTAAATTTTCATTTTTACTAAATGAACTTCTTTTCAACATAATCGCAGGTAATTGTAACTTGCCTTGTTGATCCCGAATATATCCATCATTTTGTGCCGCTTTCCAACGTTCTGGACTGCCATAAATAATAGGAATTTTAACATTGGAACCGGCATCAATAACACATGGATTAATTACCGTTTGTAAATATTCCATGATAGTTGTATCAATATCCATCAATGTAACCGTGAAATTTTTTCTTTCATCGGTATCTCTACGAACGTCCAATGCCGTATTTTTTGTATTTTTAAAATACGGATTTTCTTTTGTCTTATCGACATTAGACGGTATCGGATTTGATGTATCACCTTTCCATGCCATATATTATGATCTTTCTACCAAGTTAAGTTTACTCAAACGACTATAATGAGTATTACAAATAAAACTGTGACTCTTATCACTTTGACCGCCTAAAAATTGTTCTTGTACTACATTATTAATTTCATGATAACGATTATTAAATAAAATAATATCACCAACTTCAGGAAAATAATTTGCATCTGAACATGTATTTTCTCTAATTTTAAATACAACTGATTGATCACGATCAGGTCCAAATCCTTCATCTTCAGTTGTTGGATCACTACGTTCAATCAATGCAGATAGTTCAATTCCATCATAAAAACTTTTACCTTCTTCTGGATTACTTTCTCCATAAATATTTGTTGTGGTTGCTTCAGCAGCAATCTTAAAACAAACAATAAGAGTTTGAATAATATCACGTGTCAATTCTGCATTAACAGAATTGATGAATCTCAAATCTCGTTCACTATAATATCTTCCGTATAAACTCATAAATTATGTAAATTTTTTACTAATTCTTTGTAATTAATAATATTGTCCAATGAATTAATAACCACATCCGCAGAAATAGGAAAAATAATATTTTTTAATTTATTTTTATCGATTGAAAGTGGAAGTGATTGTCTAAGTATAGCTTCAACATCAGCAGGTGCCTTTTGTGTAGTCTCATCTGGAGTTTTAGAAAAATCCTTACACATTTCGACAGTTGAATATCTATGTCCATTTGAACATCGTCTACGGCGAGCCGCATAGTGTTGAAAATTTCTTTTATCTAGAATTTCTGATTTTGTAGATTTACAGACAGGACATTCCATTGATGAATTTAAAGTCAATGCTTTCTTACGAAATTGAGTTGGTATATCATTCATAAATTATCCAATATAAATTAACAATGGTGTCTTTCTTAAAGTTTCTTGAATTTTATCAGCTTCATTTGCCTTAGCTTCAATTTGCGCTGCACGACCTGACGCTTCAAGATTTTCTCTTAATTGTGTCATCAATACTTCTTTTTCAGCAGTTGCTTCACTTCTTAATTCGGCACCATCCAAGGTTACTTCACCTCCCGGAATTGGAACCGTACTATATTTTTGCAAAATACGACCTAATGTTTCTTTACACAATGCCAGAAAATATTTTCGTATCCATTGTTTACCAACCGCATTTATATTTTTATAAACAACATTTTGATAAGGAGCATTGCTATAATCACTAACGGCATCATAGTTGCTACCACTACTAAACATTGCAGCATTACTATATTTATCTTTTTCAACAACATATTCAACATATACAGTATGAGAATATGTTGGAATTGGAAATAATTTTAATTTATTATTTGCAATTTCAAAACTATATCCACTTTTACGAACCATGTCGTTGAATTCAATTGCTTGACCACGAAGCAAATCTTCAAAGATCGGAGTCATTAAAAATTGTGTAGCAGGACTGTATCCAGCAAATCCCATTTCATTTAATACGTTACTATAACTCATACCAGTCATAGAGAACGGATCATAAATACGTGCAAATGCAGGTGGCGGACCATGAAATACTCTACGAACTTCAACGCGACTGCCAGATTCAACTGCGGTACCAATTAAATTTTGCAAATCATATGTTTGTTGATCTTGATTAACTTGAACTGCAAACTTTTTGACTTCAACACTGCCTCCAACACCAACTTCACTTCCATATTGTTTTGCCAATTCAACCATAAACGGCAATCCACTTCCCTTAACATTTAATCCAGTAATGTTTTGAGTTTGTGTAGTTGGCATTCCTTGTAATGTCAACATATTATTACGAATATTAAATTGATTGACTTGAGCACCATATTCATTAATGGATTCTTCAAATCTAGCATAAAAATTAACATCGATCATTTCAATGTCAACAATAGGATATCCTAATGCAGTTGCCGCCCATTTTGCAGCAGCTTGACAATCATATTCAAAATAACCAACACTTCCAGTAGATGCTCCTTCAGCTAAATAAAATCCATACGGAACATTACTTGAAGTGACAGCACTACCGCTACCCGGCCACCGAACTCTGTCGGAATCTGTATTAGCAAAACTCATATTTTAATCCACCCTTTCACAGTTTTAATATTTCTATTTTTTCGATTAAATTCACCAATATCTCCATTAGATAAAATTTTAATATTTGTATTTAAACTGGCTAATGTTTTTGTTTTCTCTGCCACTTCAAATCTAGTCCCTTCAATTAAATTATTAGTTTCTTTATGTTTTAATATATAAATATTTTTATCTGCTGCGGGGTTATTTTTTCCAAGTTTCGATTGTATAATTTTTTCTTTTACTTCTGGTCTACTATTAGTTTCAATAGCTCTTAATCTCGCAGCTTCTTTATATTCGATTGTATTTTTAGTTGCTATCATTTTCGCTAAACTATCAGGTCTTCTTCGCATTACATTATTATCTCCTTTGTTTGCTGCGCTAATTTTTTGTCTAGTTTCAAATGTATGTTTTTTTCCATAAAACGTACCGTTTTTTCCACAATAAACTCCTATCTTTGTTCCCGGCTTTCCTGTTTCTTCGATTAAATTTGCCCATTCGTTACTTTTAACAATATCAAATTTATTACTATATTCTATACATAATTGGCTAAATTCATTGATTTTATCCAGATCATACTTAGCAAGTATTTCTGTATTAATATGATTGCCGTGAACTTTTAAATGATTATTCCATCTTGTACCAGAACCTTTATAAGAAATGGCTTTAGAATCACTGG